AGCGACTTTACTTGGAGCGGGTGGCTCTTGTATTGGTGCACCTAAAATTTTAACTTTTGACATAACTATTTTCCTTTATTTCGTTGTTTAATCATTTCTCTTTGATTGGTAGCTTGTATTCTTTCTCTAGCAATATTCGTTTGACTATCTATTCTTTCATCAAACTGTCTAGCTCTTTCTGCCATCTTCTGTCTTTCAAGTTGAATCTTCGCTTGGTCATTTAAAGCATCTGCTTGAGCTTGTTGCTGTTTAATACCTAATTCTTGCTGTTTTAGAGCAACAACAGGGTCAGCACCTTGTTCTCCACCCCCTGCAATCTGTGCACTTAACATCTTCACATTCTGCATTTCTTGAGCAATAATCTGTGCTGTCATTGCTTCATACTCAATCATCTGATCTTCCGTTGGAGATAGACCTTGATTCTGTTGCATAAACAATATCATTGTCTGCTCTTGTGCTTTAAGTTTAGCATGTTCCATAACGTGCTTTTGTAAATCAATCGCTACCTTTGGACTAGCTAGTGCTAATGGAGAAGAACCAAAAACTAAGTGTGCCATAATGTGAGCATCGTGGTCTTGTCCTTCAAAAGCTTTTAACTCTGTGTTTTCTAGTGCATCAATGTTTTCTTGAGCAGGGTCTTTTGGTATTGGCTCATCTGAGGATGGTGCTCTAAGAATCTTATCAATATCTCTAACACCCAATGCTTCATACATTCTTCTAAAAGCTTCATACATGTTATGTAGTTCAGGTGCTTGAGCAGCTAGTTGCATTTGTGTTTGAGCTAAAGCAATACGCTGTGCTTGAGAAAATATGTTTGGATTTGAGACAGGAATAATATCTACTCTATCGTCAAAGTCCGCCGCCATAACAGACTGCTCTGCGTTTTCAATACTGTAAGGATATTCTTGTGGTAAATACTCAGACATTACTTTTGCAAGAAGTTTAAACTCTTGTTTCATTGCATAATGTAATCTCTTATGTATGGCACTCATAACTCTTGTGCCTTGCTCTAACATTGCAACAGTTGTACCAACGGCTGCTTGTTGATTACCGTCTCCTACTTTTAAATCAGTAATGGTTGCAAATCTTTGTCCTGCCTGAACCACAAAACCAAGTAACTGGAACAGCGTTGAATCTGGTCCCTTAAATGGTAATGGCATCAAGCTATCACGAATCGCTCCACCGGGTGCGTCTACATCTCTAAACTCACCGGGTTGTAGTGGGTCACTATCATCTCTAATACGAAGTCCCCGAGCTTTGAATCCTGCGGGTAGATTTGATAACGTACCTGCATCTATGAGTTGTCTCAAAGCTGCTGTGGCAGTTCGGGAGAGTCCACCAATGGTATGAATTAAACCTAATCCATAAAATCCAAAGCCGGGAAGAAACTTATAATGCACAAAATACTGTATCTTTCTCTTTTGTGGATCATCCTCTTTGTAGTTTCTTCTTATTGATAAAATCTGACCATTGTCTTCACTTACTGTGACAACATATGGCACTTTAATTCCTGTTGGTTCCCCATTCTCGTCTTTATCTTCATAACCTTTGAGGTCTAAATCAACATGACATTCAAGTAATGTACAGTCATAGTCGATATTACTAGGCTGAACGCCATCAATATAATCAATTTCATTGGACACACTATCAGTTGGGTTTTGTGCAGGATGCACGGGAATATCTCTATAAAAACCACTAATTTGTTTCTTACGAAGCTCATTTAAATCCATTCTGACAACTTGCGTAATATTTGGGCAAGTATCTAAATCATTAGCTTCATAAGGCACAACTAAATGCTCGGCTGGAACAAACTTACTAACAGCTCTTTCCATTCCGTCATCATAATAAACTTTCTTGAAAGTTGATCCTGCCAATGGGAGATAAAATAACATCTGATCAAACTCTGGAGTATATTCTTCCATGACATTGGTCATATAGAAATTCATAAACTCTCGAACTCTTTTAGCTTGTTCTTCTTTCTCTTTAGTTGGAGTCCCCATAATGGTTGTCCTAACTGGACCCATTGGAGGTAGTAATTCATTAAATGCTTGAGCTTGAAACTGTGTGGCAGCTTCAGCTAACAACGGGTGCGTTACACCTGTTGCTCCTCTAAAAGGTTGAGTACGCTCTTCGTAGTTAAATCCAAGAAGTTCTAATCCATTGGCATACGCATCTTCCCAATCTTTACGAGAGGACTTGTTTGCGTCATATTCACTGACTAAATCAGAAGATAATCGACCTAATTCACTGTCATCAAGTTCTGTTGCAAGGTTTCTGTAAAACTCTCCAGTCATTGGATTGTCTTCAGCAGTGGGGTCTAAGTCAATCGTTACACCACCATCTTCTGTCATTTCAATTTCAATACCGTCTGGAATGTCGGTCTTGAATGTTGCAGCAGGCATCTCAATTTCTAAATCTGTTTGAGCGTCCTCTACTTTTGGATCGTCAGTAACTCTTTCTACTAAAGATACTGGTGGTGGGCTTTCTGCCATACCTATCTTCTCCTTTTAGCTCGTGTATGTCCTTTAATGGCAATACCATCAATAGATTTTTTCTTTTTACCTTTAACTGCACCACCTTTTGAAAATTTTCCTACGGTATCCATTCCCATACTTGATTCGGGTGACTGAACCGTTTTAACTATTTTTTTAACTGTTTTCTTTACGGCAGCGGGAACTCCTTTAATAGCATCCGCCGCTATTTCAGAAACAGTTCTAAAGTCGTATCCTTCAGATTTCATGTCTTTTATAATGTCTTTTCCAACCTTTTGATTGTACTTCATTATCTCTTCTTGACTCATACCTGAACCAAGACCTTTAGAAACTTTACTTAATCTCTTTTTATTCTCTTTTTGAGTTTCTTCTTTAGTATACTCTGCCATAATATTTTCCTATATTCTATACCTATATTATTCTATATAAACATGTTTCTTGCAACAGAAGACAATGTTACCACACCTTGTGGTTGTTTGAACATGTTTCTCGCAATATGGTTCAATGATCCTACCCCACGAACCTCGCCACCGTCTTTAAATTTGTATAAACGTTTCGAAGACTCAGTATTTGGATTTAATTCAGGGTATTTTTTATATATACTGAATACATCATCACCGGGAAAATTTAACTGTATTTGATCCACTATATTAGTTATATCTAAGCGATTACCTTTTTCTTTAAAATTATTTAATCCTTGTATAATGTCTCTTATCATTTCGGCATTTTTATCTATGGAGGGTAAATCTCTTAATTCTGGTGGAAATAAAAACCCTGATTCTCCTAATCCCATATTTTTATAACCTAAAAAAGACCCATCCCCTGTACGCCACACACCATTACCATCTTTTGTAAGTTTTATAGCAAAATAAGGCTCTTTATTTTGGCTAGAAGTTAAAACAAATAGTTTTGACTTTACACCATCTACTAAACATTGGCTACCTATACAATTTCTTAATTTTTCTCCCAATAAAGCTAATTTTATATTTGATGCAACCTCTTCTTTAGTATTACCATTAAGTGTTTTACCTTTATTAGCATCATCGGGTGCAACTGAATGTATCCCGTGTTTGCCTTCAGACGTTGCAAAACTTGAAAAATATTTGTAAGGATACCCAGTATCCGTATCTACTGGAATAAATACATTATTTTTACGGTTTTCTACAATTTCTAAAGGAAGTTTATTTTTTTCTACAAATTTTTTTAAAAAACTTACATTGTTATCAATTTCTACAAAACCTCGCCCAGAAGGTAATTTTAGATTATTAGGGTTTTTATAATCTATTAAATTTAAATATACCCCTTCTTTAGCAAAAGATTTATTGATAGTAGGTGACTTTTGAATTTTTTCAATCATGTCTGCAACAATTTTATCAAAAGGTTCTTTTGTTAATTTTTCTGCATCTTGTTTTGACAAGTTTTTAAAATATTTATAAATTTGTGGTTTTTCTATTCCAAAAAATGTTTTTAAATCTTCAAAAATAGTGCTTGTCGGGTCTTCTGCATAAATATTAGTAATACGATCCCCAAGTTTTTTTCGCTCTTTATCTCCTACACGGATATTGGTAAAAACAGGAAAATCAGCAATTGTTGCATCTTTTAAAAATTCTTTTACTTGTTCTGATTCAAAGCCCTCTTTTCCTTCTTTTTTTAGCTTACTTTCGATTTCATCTAATTTTTTTTGAGCTTTATCTCTATATAATTTGTATGTTTCTAAAAACTCTGGATTTGTTTTTAAAAAAGCTTTTTCTTTCTGACGATTTTGAAATACTTTTAAAACTGATAATAACTCATGCGGATAAACACCTGTAGAAACTATACTATTTGCATACTTTCCGGGAGTATTTTGTTGGTCTCCCTTTTCATCAAACATGTTTTTTAAAAAAGTTTCATCATCAACTAATTTTCCTGCAGATAAGCTGGGACCAATAGTTTCCCCTTTCTTTGGTACAGAATAAATAGCACCTTGATCTTTATATTTTGGATTTATATTACCTAAATCTGTTTTAACTACTCGGTTTTGTGCTTCAAACCCCAAATCGTCTTTTATAGGTTCTGTTTGTCTGTATTTTTTTATAAACTTTTCTTCAAAAGCTTTACTATCTGGGAAAAAATTTTTAGGATAAGCGGCTATAGGAACTTCACTCGCAGATAATCCCCTAAACATTGGATTATCTTTATATCCCACTACAAGAGGGTCTTTTCCTTTTATAAATTGAGCTATACTAAATTTTAAAACGTTAGAAGGAAATCGTCCCATTGAATTTTGAGGGCTATAAGCAAATTCGTTATAAAAATTATCTAAAATAGTAAAAAGTATTCTGTTGCCTGCGTTTGATTCAGGGAAACTTTTTTCAAAAGCTGCTTTGGTGTTCTCTATTACCGAGTCTTTATATGTTGTTAATTTAGTAACGCCATCTTTTTCTGTTTCTCGGAAAACTTTGTTCCATACATCTTTTTCCCAATCTTTTTCCCATGTTGCTTTTGATTTTGGTATCTCTTTCAATCCTTTTCTTTTTTTATTAGAATTTTCTATTGTTATAAGATATTCTTTATATCCTGAGTCTTTTAATGCCTGTTTATTTTTTTCTATTTGACTTTCAATTAATTTTTGTTTTCTCTCTGCTCTAGCTTTTGGCGTTTCACTTTGTTTAAAAATACTATTAAAATTTGGTTCGTCAGATTTTAAATAAGTATCTATTTGTTTATTAAAATTTTTTAATTAAAATTAAA